TTAATTGAAGATGATATTGTTATTTATCGAATTGTTAGAGCACCTGAAAGAAGAGTTTTTTCTATTGATACTGGAAATTTACCAAAACCAAAAGCTGAAGAATATATTCGTGGTCTAATTCAAAAATTTCAAAATAATATTGTTTACGATACTGTAACGGGCACAATTACAAATAAGAAAAATGTTATGGCCATGGTTGAAGATTTTTACTTAGGGAAAAGCGCAAATGGACAAGGTTCTTCTATTTCTTCTATTTCAGGTGGTCAAAACTTAGGACAATTAGATGATTTGTATTATTTTGTTAACAAAGTATGGCATGCTTTAAAAGTACCTGAAACAAGGCGACAAATTAAAGAAAAAGCATTATTTGATACTGGTCGAACCACACAATTGGAAAGAGATGAAGTAAAATTTAATAAATTTATCAGTAAATTAAGAAAACAATTTTCAACATTATTTACTGAATTATTATACAGACAATTAATTTTAACAAATGTTTTATCTAAAGAAAAAATGGATAAAATTAAGAAAAAAATTCGTTATATTTACACCAATGAGAATTTTTACAAAGAAATAAAAGAAACCGAAATGTTAACAATGAGATTAGATATGGTTTCACGAATGAAAGACTATGTAGGGGAATTTTATACTCAAGATGATATTGCATTAAAAGTTTTAAAATTTACTGAAGAAGAATGGAAAGAAAAACAAAAGTTATGTAAAGAATATCGTGAGCAGAAAGCAAAGGAAGAAGTTGAAAAAGCTGGGCCATATCCAACTGGAAATGAATCAGGAGAAACTGGTGAAGTAGGGAAACCAAAAATCCCTCCAAAGAAAGAAGAAACTCCACCTTCAGAGGGAAATGAATGAGTAGACTACTAAATTCTTCAACTGCTTTAAACGACCAACAAAGTCAACAAAATTACTATTTTACAATTGCAAAATACCCCGAAGTTTCATATGATATAGTAGATGCAGCAATTCCTGATATTTCGCTTGGAAAGATGGGGATAAAAACTCCATACTATGAATACAAAGTTACTGGTACTTCTTTATCCTTTTCAGAACTTAGGTTAACTTTTATCGTTAATGAAGACTTAGCAAATTATTTGCAAATCTACAAATGGCTTATGTCATTAAAAGAATTTGCCGTTTTGCCGGATTCAATGTTAGACGAAGTAGCTGCTATTAATGAAAAACTTAGTTCTTATTCTGCTTCCGTTAAAAGTGATTGCCAATTACATATTTTAACAAATAAAAAGAATACTCAAACTATTTTTAAATTTGTAGATTGTTGGCCATATTCTTTGGGGAGTATTAATTTATCTGTTAAAGCAGGGGTTAGCACAGTTGTTTGTAATTTTTCTTTAACTTTTGATAGTTTTGAAATCGTAAGTGAAACAATATGAAAATAAAGATTGATTTTATAAATAAAATAAAGGAGGTTTGAAATGGCTGATTATTTTAATTTACGTAAGAATGATTGGGTTTTGTTACATGAGAAAAAGTCTTATCGAATTACCGTAGGTGTTAACAAACAACTTCCAGGTGGTCTTGAAAAAAGATTCCCTGGAATGTTAGCTGTAGTTCAACCAAAAACACCTGTGGTAAAACCACCTGCACCGACACCTGTAGAAAAACCAAAATCTGAAGTTGTTGTTACTGCAGAAAAAGTAAAATCTATTTCAGAAGAAGTTGGTGGTAGAGAACCTGAAAAAACTGATAAAGATTTTGCAGTAGAAAAATTGGAAGAAGAAAGAAAACTAAAATTAGAAAGTATTGCCAAAGACACTACAGTATCAACTAGGCAAAAAACTTGGAAAGTGAAAGCTGTTGATAAGTGGTTCTTAGAGGAGAAAGCAAAACTCTAATGCCTTCAACTTACTACAATTTACTTGGTTATGTCTGGTTAAAAAATTTTAAAAACCAGACTTTTCGCATTGTTCCTGGAACAAATAAAAATTTACCAAATGGTATGGCTGAAAATGATAAGTTAAAACTTATTGAGGAAAAGCAAGATACGATAAGAGATGTAATTTTAGTCCATCAATTTACACCAACAAAAACACCAGAAGAAATTATAGCTGAAGAAATTGAAGTAAGAAGAAATCAAATTTTGCTAAATGATGAATTATCAAACGGAAAGAAAAAGCTAGCGCTAAAGGCGTTAGAAAAATTATATCAAAAAAAATTAAAGGAGATGAAAGAAAATGAAAAGCTTTAAGGAATTGTTAGAAGAGCAAGAAGGGAACAATGTCGCTTTTGCTAATTCAGTTATTGGCACTGGGTTAAACAAGGTAAAAGAAAATGCCTTAAAATTAACTGCAGATGCAGATGTTACAAAAGTGCGCGACATTCTAAATGCCATTGTCGATGAATCCAATGAAGTTCTAAGCAAGATTGCAAAGAATGATATTGTAACAAAAAACGCTACTAAGGTATAATGGCAAAAAATCCGCTTTTTGGCGTTATTTACAAATCAACTGTGCTATTGCCAAAATCTTCCCTAAATAGTAGATTTGTTATAGGAATGCGCAAATGCAACAGTGTCGAAAATTTTAAACAATCTGGTTATATTGGATCTAGTAAGTTGATTTCACGAGTAGTAAAAAAATATGGGAAAGATTGTATAAAAACCGATATTGTTTATATGATGTTTGATAATTCAATGGATGAGATAATAAAAAGAAAACAGTTGGGTGAATGGGAAAAACATTTTATCAAATTATACGATTCACAAAACCCTAAAATCGGATTAAATTTAACTATGGGCGGCGATGGGGGTAATACTTTACTATGTTTGTCAGAAAAAGAAAAACAAAAAAGAAACATTAAGATTAGCAAAAATAATGCACATTATAGTCGTAAACGTACAGAAGAAGAAAAAAGAAAAAACAGAGAATTGCATTTGGGCAGACAAAGTAAAATGAAAGGACGAAAAATGCCAGTCAATCATTCAATTAACACAAGCAAAGGTCACTTAAAATATTATAAAACACATGATGGCCCAAACAAAGGAAAAAAGTTTTCAGAAGAATGGAAAACCAATTTAAAATTTTCTTTCCAGAAGAGAGTATATAATAGAATTTGTAAAAAATGTAGTAATGCATTTACGAGTAGATCATCTAGAAAATCCTTTTGTAAATTATGTGAGGTGAGTAAACATGAGTAAAATAACTTCAGCAGCAGAATTAACACAATATGCTTTGAGAAGGTTAGGAGACGGTATTATAAATGTGGAATTGAGTCTTGACCAGCAAACTGATCTAATTGAAGATGCAATACAAATGTACAATTTGTATCATCACGAAGGTGTTACTTTAACTTTTTCATTGCTATCCGTAACAGCTGGAGAAGATACCTATACCTTGGACGATGATATTTTGGCAATACCTTACATGATACCAAACATGCAAGAAATTTTGTCAGAACCAACATTTTCAATTCAGTGGGAATTTTTAAACGAACGAAGATGGATTGGAGATGTGGATTTAGTTGGATTTGAATTACTGTCTGAAAAAATGAAAATGATAGATATCAAATTCCGACAAGAAACTGGTTACAATTTTAATAGAACAACTCATCAAATTCAATTTATCCCGACACCTGAAGAAAATGCTGTTTATGGGCTTCGAGTATACAAAATGAATGACCCATATGATTATCCTGATATTTTTAATGACGATTGGGTAAAAAAATATGTTGTAGCTTTATTCCGAGAACAATGGGGGGTGAACTTGGGAAAATATTCTAATGTCCCCTTACCTGGTGGAGGAAGTTTAAACGCTTCTGGGATTTTGAGTAAAGGAGAACAACAGAGAAAAGAGTTAGAGGATGAACTTCGCTCAACTCACTCTCTGCCGGTTGACATAATTATGGGATGATGAAAAAATGAAAACTAAGAGGAATGAAAGCCCAAGGCCTGGGTTTCTGCTGCCTGTTCAACAGATAGTTCCTTTTAGTTTTTTAGCCAAACAGGAGGCAAAAAATGGTTATTTACTGCATCAGAAATAAAATTAATGATAAAAAATATATAGGGTTATCTTCTCTCTATAATTCTAACAAAGAATTTCAAAAATCAAAATACTGGGGTTCTGGAGTTTATATCAATAGAGCAATCCAAAAATACGGCTTAAAAAATTTTGAAAAGTGGGTTTTGTTACATTGTGTAGATAAAGATGGGAATCACTATGAAAAACTGTGGATTAAAAAGTTAAAAACAAAATATCCTACAGGATATAACTTAACTGATGGAGGTGATGGTATTAACAAAGGATATAAGCATACAGTAGAATCTAAAAATAAATTTAAAAAAACAAAAGAACATATAAAAAAATATCGGCAATGGGCGACTAAATATTTTAAAACTCATAGTGGTTTTATGAAGGGCAGACATCATATGAAAAAAACAAGAGAAAAAATGAGTGACTCAGCAAAAAATAGATTGCCACATACAGAAGAAACTAAAAAATTAATTGGCATTGGAGCTCGGAGGAAACATACAAAAGAACAAAATGAAAAAAATCGAATTAGCGGTAAAAAAAGTTGGGAAAAAAGACGAATGGAAGGAAAAGATAATAAAAATCCAAAAACAGAAGAACATAAACAAAAATTAAGAAAACCAAAATCAGAAGAAGGGAAAAAGAACATTAGATTAGCAGCAAAAACTAGAAAAAATTGTAAAAAAATATGTAAAAAATGCAATACAAAGTTTGAAAGTAAAGGTACAAGGACACTCCTATGTACTAATTGTAAAAATGGCTAAGTTTTTACTAAATTTTTTCTTTTGATATTATATAATTAGAGTAGAGGTATAATATGACTATTCAAGAACTACAAAGTCAAATTAAAAAAGAACTTCATATTGATAATAAAGCGCTTGATTTTTGTGCATCAGAAAATCCTCTATTGATACAAAAGTATATTAATTTATTTCTTGGAGAAAGCACTTCTTTAAACAAACTTCAAAAACAATTTGAAGAAAAATATTTTGAAAAAATGGTATTTTATCGAACCAAACATACTTTAATTCCCGAGACACAAAAAGAACTTATTGTATTTGTAGATGGTGATAAAGAGATTAGAGAATTGAAAGAAAAAATTTCGAATCAAGCAGTTCTAGTAAAATTTATTTCTGAAACAATTTCGAATTTTCGGGATAGGGGATGGGCCATCAAAAACATGATAGAGTTTCGTAAGTTTCTCAGTGGGGAATAATATGACTACATTTACGAAAGGAGTTTATTTTCATGATTTTGTTGATAACAAAAACTTAAAAGAAGATTTAAAACATCAAGTTATTTTGCCATGTGAAAAAAATGAGATATTTTTTGAAAATGGAATCGAGTGCTATGACGAACCACAATGTTTAGACGGAGAATTTGATGTACTCTTTTTTGATTGGGGCGGCATGAGTTTGGGTAATTCTTTATTGGAGAGTTTTTGTAGAGAAATATATAACCAAGCAGAGAATCAACAAAACAGATTTTTCGTAATGGTTTCGTCGTTTACCGAAGAAGCAATGAAGGATGCCGTGGAAGAATTTGGAAAAGAGAGACCATTTAATTTATTTCTATCAGTTGATGATTTTGGTAGTTGGTTAAAAAAATATGAACAATAAAGAAAAGAGAATAAAATGAATTTAATAAAATATGATGAAGGAGATTTTTATTATATAGATATTGATATTAATAGTAAAACATATAAAGGTTTATTTATGAAAATAGAAAATGAATCTCCCATCTTTATACGTACAATGGATGAATATATTTTTTTAAAATTTAGACATCATTATTTTCATACTAAATATCTTAAAGAAAATATAAAAAATCTTGAAAAAAATTTAGAAAAGACTAAGATGGATTTTAATAAATTCATGGTAGGAGAATAAAAATGATTGAAGCAACTAAAGAACTTATTTTAGAATTTCATAATTATTTACAAAAACAAGAACTAAAATTTATTTATTTCGGTTTAATGACTTTTCCAACAGAAGGAGAGGGAGAAAGAGAGTGGGTAGCAAATTCTTATCAAACAGATATAATACTTCAGCAGGAGAATATCACATCTGAAAATTTTCCCGATATATTAAAAATACTCAATTATTATTTTGAAAATAAACAAATAAAATTTTATCAACTTGGAACAATGCCTATAAAAATAGATATGGCAAAAAATATACAATATGCAATTTGTGTTAGAATTGCTATAGGAAAGTAAAATGAAAAAAATAGAACTAAAATCTGGATTTATTAAAACAAAACAAAACAAAACAGATAGTATTAAACCATCTACCATGCAGTTTCAAATTACTGAACTAAAAAAAGGTCATAAAGAAGAGGAAGTAATAGACGATGCTTTGCAATTATATTTGAAAACTAATTTTCCTGGTGTATCATTTAAAAAAGTAACAGATCCGGTAGAATTGGAAAAAGCGGATAGAGGATTTAAAAATGATAGCAAAAAATAGAGAAAAAGTAGCACTTGATATTTTATCTCCTACTTTAGGCCCTGTAAAAGTAGAAATGCAAATGCTTAAGCCCTTTCAATATGAAGAAATGAAATGGCAAAATGATATAAAAATAGAAAGACCTTATTATTGGATAGGACCCGATGGTAGATCGTGGTTTAGACCAAAATATGGGAATTTGATATTTGATATTAGTTGTAAATGGGGGACAAAATGAAACCAAATTTAGATTCTAATGTCGAAATAGGAGATTATGTTCTTGTTAGCAGATGGGGCGATCATTCTTATTACGATCCGTGGTCTGTTGGAATTTTAGAAGAGATTAAAGATTTTTTTGGCCGGCCTGGGTATCGAATAAATGGATACAATGTATATTATCCAAATTGCTGGAAAATAACAAAATCATATGGCAGAAATAGAATTAGATATGCGAAGAAAATTAATCAATATGATTTTAAACCTTACAATAATGAGAAGGAGGCAGCAATGAAAAGCGTAGTGGTTCAAAATAAGGATATGCCAGCATTTCCAACTACTATTGGTGCAATTAATTATCCTGGAATGACAAAGAAAGAATTAGTAGCTGCAATTATTCTTGGTGGAATGTATGCAGAAGGTAAATTACAAGAATTTCAAGGACCTGGTTGGAATCATTTTAAAGCGGCAGATAGTATTGCTGAACAATTTCTTTATAAAGAGGTAAAATCATGAAAGTCTGGATTGTTGAACAAGGATTTTATTATGCGGATGGTTGGCATGTTGATTCAGTGCATTCTACAAAAAAAGGTGCAGAATTACAAGCTAGAGCAGATGGATTTAAATGGAATAAAGAAGATGATATGTTTTTAAATGAAAGTAAACAATTATGGAGACAAATTCATTCAAAAGAAGTTATAGAGGTGAAAAATAATAAAAGTAAAAATTTTTAATGATGATGAACAAATCAATGAATTTTGCATAGCGATGTTAGGCGGTGGTAACCAAGGTGTAGGTGGACCAAGTGGTTATGATTATGTATTAATGCGTCCGAAGCATCCGGATATGCCGCCTATCGCACACAAGCCGGAAGACGGCACATTAGAATTAGTTGTAAAAACTTTATATACGTATTTGAAAATTTCCGAAGAAAAACCTATATTCACCAACATAATTCAATTTCCATCAAAACAATGAACACAACATATTCTAATCCTATTACTGAACCAGTAAATTTTCAATCTATGCAGCAGTTATTTAAAAATTTAAAACAAATTCCTGTAATTACAAAAATAATAATGCATCCAAATGTTATAATTGAAAAAATTTTAATATCAAAAATTAAAAATGAATTAATTAAAATTGCAATAAAACATGGATATTTAAATGCTCCAATTCATACTTCTAATTTTTTAAATAAAGGACAAATCGTTTTTTATGTTAATTTTGAAAATCAAGAAATACCCATTTTAGAGGAAAATATTGACAACTGACGTATTTATCACTAAACAAAATGAATCATTCATGATGCTTCATCCTAAAGATGAAGGAATCAAACAATATTTAATAGATTCATTTACGTTCTATGCACCTAATTATAGATGGCATCCACTTTTCAAGAAAGGTTTTTGGGATGGTAAAATAAAACTTTACAATCGCGACACTGAACTACTCTATTTAGGATTCTATAAAAAACTAATTGAAAAATTAGAAGAAAATAATTTTAGTTATAATGATAATACCGATTTAAAAAATAGTAGTATCGGTATTCCACAAAAAAATACTGAAGATTTTCTTTCAAAGTTAAAATCTGATTTTGTACCACATCAGCATCAAGTAGATATGGTAAAAGCTGCTTTATTAAAAAAACGATTAGTGGCAGTTTCGCCTACTGCATCTGGTAAATCTTTTGCATATTATCTCTACATCAAATATTTGATTGAAAATGTTTTAAAACCTGAAGATAAAGTTCTTTTGGTCGTTCCTACTATTTCATTAGTTTTACAAATGCAATCTGATTTTGTTGAATATGATAAACATTATAAAACTATTGAATCAAAAATTCATATTATAATGGGTGGATGCGAAAAAGATTCTAATAAACAAATTTATATATCAACATGGCAATCAATTTATAATTTACCGGAAAAATCTAAGAAAAAATCTCAATATATGAATTACGGAAACTATTTTCATAAATTTAAAGTTTTAGTAATTGACGAGGTCCACCAGGTAAAGGCTTTATCACTTTCCGGAATTTGTGAAAAATGTATAAATGCTGAATGGCGTTTGGGTGCAACTGGAACTTTAGATGAATGGCAAACACATCATTTAGTTATTGAAGGTTTATTGGGTGAAATTTTTCGTATAACTAGAACACAGACATTAATTGAGAAAAAAATATTATCTCCTTTAAAAATTTATTCATTTTTATTTAAGTATCCTGAAAAAGAATCTCAATATTTGTGTATGTTAGAAAAAGCACAACCTAATAAACAAAAAGCTTATGCTGAAGAATTAAAATTTGTTTATAATCATTTAAAAAGAAATACAGCTGTTTGTAGATTAACTAGTTCATTAAAAAATAATACACTAGTTCTTTTTTCTAGAATTGAACATGGAAAATTTTTATATAAAACTATTGCTGAATTAACTAAAGGTGTAAGTAAAGTTTTTTATATTGATGGTAGTACTTCAGCACAAGAACGAGAAGATGTTAGAGCTCAATTTGAACGAGATCCAAATTGTATTGGCATTGCATCTGTGCAAGTTTTTGGTGTAGGAATTAATATTAAAAATTTACATAATATTGTTTTAGCATCTGGTGGTAAATCTAAAATTAGACTTTTACAGTCTATTGGTCGCGGTTTGAGATTGCATAAATCAAAAACACATCTTAATATTTTAGATGTAGTTGATAATTTATCATGCATATATACAAACGATGAAGGTAAGAAAAAAAGGTTTAGGAATTTTATGCTTATTCATTATGGTGCAAGAAATAAACATTATATGAATGAAAACTTTCCAAATATTGAAAAAATTGTAAATATGGAGGGCAAATGAATAAGTTAGCAAATTTAAAAAAGATTTATCCTGAATTTTTTAAAGATAATTTTTATTTTGAATGTGATAATGGATGGTATGAATTGGTCAATTTAGTTTGTAAATGTTTTCAAAATTATAAAGAATATTTTAATATTTTGCAATTCGCTCAAATTAAAGAAAAATTTGGTTTATTAAGAATTTATTTTGAACGAAAACCTATTGGTAAACAATATCAAAACATTATTCAAATTCAAAATTTTATTAATTCAATTGAAGAAATGTCATCTATAGTTTGTGAAAAATGTGGTCAAATTAAAACAGACAAACGTGATGTTTGTATAAAAATATTACGTGGATTTTATAAGAAAACATTATGTGATAAATGCTTAAATAAATTTAATAAAAAGGAGAAACAAAAATGTACATCGAAGTTAGTGAAAAAAATTTAAAAGATTTTGAAATTACAATTATACAATCATCATTTTTATTAAAAGTAAAAAATGTTGAAGCAGAAATGAGAATCGATTTAAATTCGATTAATGGAATGACTATTTATTCTGAAATAGTAAAAGAACAAAAACAAGAAAATCAAATTTATTCAATAGTAGAAACATTAAATACATATATAATTTTAGAATCTAATTTTACAATTTCAATTTGTTTTATTGATATTCCTAAAGATAAAGTTTTTAAATTTTACAAACAGATTGAGGGTGAATGGATTAAATCTCGACAGGCACAGTCATTTAATCTTGATAAGATTCCAATGTCTCAAATATAAGTATACTAAATAAGGTTCAATTGTAATGTATAATAGGAGTATAAAATGATTTTTATTAATGTATTAGGATATCACATTAAAATGGATTCAATAACTTGTGTTTCGGATCTTCAAACTATAAAAACATTTAAAGATAAAAATGATAAAGAAGGAATTGATATGTATGAATTTTCTGTATTTTTTGATGGTAATAGAGTATCATGGCGATTTGAAACTAAAGAAGAAGCAGAAAAAGTTCGTAATTTTATTTTAGAAAAAATAGGAGCGGTTGAATGAAAAAAGAAATTAATTGTACAATTTGTGATACAAATATTTTAAATGATAATAAAGATAAATATATTTTTGTTTATCATGTTATCATAAAAGTTTAATAAATCATCAAATTCAAAATATTATTCCAATTAGAAAAACATTACAGGAGATTATTTACATATGAAAATAATAGAAAATAAAAAAGAAAATTTAAAATTAATTAATGAATTTGTTAATAAAAAAGATTATATTTTCTTTTCGTGTACAGATCAAACTGGGCCTAATATTAGTAATTTCCCATATATTGCTGGTTTCAATAAAGATGAATTTACTATAAATAATCCAGAGTTAATAAATTTCTTTTCTATTAATAAACATTCACCATCTATATTTAAAAATGGTAAAAGAAATAATGATAGTTGGTTTTGTGCTTCTGCTATTCCGTTTGATTGTGATGGAGAAGAAACATTAGAAAATGCAAAAAATATTTTAAATAATTTAAAATGTAGTTATTTAATAGTTACATCTAAAAGTCATCAAAAAGAAAAGAAAGGAATTATAACTGATCGTTTTCATTTTTTTATTATTCCTAATAAACCGATTATTTCTAGAGAAAGATATCAACAATATATAAAATATTTTACTGAAAAATTAAAATGCGATAAAGCATGTAAAGATTTTGCGCGATATTTTGCAGAGACTCCAGATTTAAAACAAATTGAAGCTATAGTTTTTAATAAAGAATTTGATAATAATTTTAAAGAAGAAACATTTACAGAATCTAAAACAACAATAAAAAATCATAATCCAATTAAAGAAATTTTAAATGATGCTCAATTACAATTTGTAGAACAAGTAAGTAATATGCATCCTGAACTTATTTATTCTCATTATAATCCATCTAATGGAACAATGAATTTTTATCGCAATTCAAAAGATCCGAATCCAGGTCTTTTTATATATCCGGATAAAAAAGTTATAACAGACCCCTCAAATGATACATTAAAATCTGTAGTTTTTTCTATGAAAGATTTTAATGAAGCAGAACCTATTAGAAAAGATTTTATCGAATTTTTAAAAAAGAAAATTAAAAATGATATTTTATCATATAATAGTAAAGAATATAGGGTTGATGTTATTAAAACAAATGAAGGTACAGGAAAATCTTATGCAGCTTGTCAGTTACTAGAACCTGGAAATTTTTTTACTACAAATACTATTAAACTTATATATGAAGTTGAAAAAACATTATGTATGTTAAAAAAACGTTATGTAATAATTCATTCTAATACTAATTTAATTTATAATATTATAACAATGAATCGTGGAGAAACTGAACAATCTATAAAAGAAGCTGAAGCAATACAAACTAGATATGAAAAATTCTTTGCAGAAAAGTTACCTAAAAAAATAAAAACAAAAAATGAAGAAGAACAAAATAATTTTGTAATTGAAGCAACAATTAATGGATCAAAAGATAAAAATGTTCATGATAAAATATTAACATTTATCAAAACTGAATTAGAAAAAATAGCTCAAGATGATGACGAAAATAGTGTAAAAGAATGTATGTCTATAGGTAAATTTTTACAACAAGAATATAACAATGAAAATATCTATGAAGATGAAGTTGATATGATTTTAGATGAATATAAAAATCAAATAAATTTATTAAAAGCCCAAAATACTATTTATTTAATGACGACTCACAAATTTTATTGTATGATAAAATTAATAAAAACATTTTCTCAACGAGTAATCTGTTTTCAAGATGAATGCAATTTAGATCTTTATAAAAAAACAAAAATAATAGAAGAAAATAATCCATTATATAGTTATTTAAGAAATATCGCATTTGTTAAAAGTAGATCTCCTTTACAGGGTTATGAAACATATTTTAATAGTATTATTGAAAATGAAATTGATAATGAAAAAAAAGATATACTTAAAAACATAAAAGATAATAAAAATGAATATTATTTAGCTATGAGTTATGGAACATGTACATCATTAATAACACAACAAGAAATAGATTGGTATAAACAAGATAATTTTCATTTTATTATTTTAACTACTGAAGATTTACCGCTTGCAATATTGCCTGAAAGTGATAATATTAAACATTATGATTATTCACATAAAATTTATTCACCAAAATTAAAATTTATTGGTATTGACGGACTCAATTCATTTAAAAATTCTGACTATATTTTTCAAGGAAAAGATAGACTTCTTTTTGTAAAACGATTGATTATGGATAGATTAAAAATTGATGAAGACATGATAATATCAAATTCTCTTCAACAAAAATGGAATTTTGTAAATTCAAAAGGAACAAATACATTTAAAGATTCAATACAAAAAATCAATGATACAAAAGATTTAGCAATTATTGTAACATATCCGCATCCAAAAGAAATAAATGAAAAAAAAGGTTTTTATTTAAATGATTGTATTGAAATGGCGAAAAAAGCTAATGTAATAGCTTATGATTATTTAAATTCAAAAGAATTTGAAAATTTTATTATTTCTAGAATAATGAATGATAATTTAAATCAAGCATTAGGAAGAGTTTGCGGTTACAGAGATACTAATAAAATTTCAAATGTATATGTATTTATGAATAGTTCTTTACTTTCATTTGTTGAAACAAATTATATTACAACACAAATTTTTACATATACAGGTTTTTATCAATCTAAACAAAAAAGAAATGAAAATCCTATTGTTTGGGAATTTTTACAAAAAACACAATTATTACATGCACGAGGAAATAAATTAGAATTTACCTGTAATACAATTATTGCTTTAAAAAATGAAAAAGTTTTAACTCCATCTTGGATAAAGTATATTATTGGAAAAGTATATAATCTTTCAATTGAATTAGAAAAAAAGAAAAAATTTAAAAAAATATTTCATCAGACTATTCATACATTGAAACATAATTTTGATTCAATAAAGAGTTATGTACGACAATATATATTAATAAATAACTCTACAACACTAAAAAATATTAGATACTTAGTTGGGCTTCACGGTTGGCTCAAATTATTGAAGAATATCAAAGGAGATCTCACGATATTTTATAAAAGTGAGACAAAATTTTTATATATTCGATGAAAAAGGTAATTTTTACTAAATTTTTTAACAACATAGAGTATAATACTATTATGAATAAGAAACAAGGAGGAAAAAGATGATATTAGCTAAAGCACTTCTTATGTTTTTATGGATTTTTTGTATATATGTTTATTTTACAAAAACAATTCAATTATTTATTACAAAAGAATGTGATAAAACAGATGGTGCAATGAAATTTGCATTTGTAGTTTTTGGTATTATATGTTTTGTATTGTGGTTTTATTTGTAAAATGGAAAGAGGTAGTAGCTCAGTTGGTAGTAGCACCACACTTTTAATGTGGGGGTCGTGGGTTCAAATCCCACCTACCTCATTTTTTATTTAAGGAGAATAAAATGGAAAAAGATATTATAAATATGGAACCTAAAGAAAAATGTCCATGGTGTGACAGTAAAGCAATTGTTACAAAAAAATATAATATGTATCGAGTTGAATGTTCAGAAAGATTTGGTATCTGTAATATAAATTGTAAAACTCATTCTGCATCTACACCTGAAGAAGCAATTAAATGGTGGGACACTAGAGTAAATGCAACAAAAACCAATAAACTACATAAATAATGACGAATTTATAGAAATATTAGAAAAACATTTTATAGAAAAAAAAGAACATCCTGAAATTGGGTGTCCTAATGAAATTGGCGCATTATTTCTTTTAATTGCTAGACAATTTATTTCTAAATGGCCGTCTAAAATTACGTTTATGTATCGTGAAGATATGATTTCGAAAGCTGTAGAATATTGTTTAAGATATATGTATGGTTATTCACGTGAAAAATCAGATAATCCTTTTTCATATTTTACATGCATTATTACTTCAGGTTTTCAACAAGAATATAATTATCAAAAACGAAATAAAGAATTAGTAAAACGGGCTGCAGATAAAATGGCATCTGAAGATTATTTTCCGCGAATAAAAAATAATGTAAAAACATATAAACCCTTTAATAATCCGATCGACGAGCAACTCGATAGAAAAGAAAGAATAGAAATAAAAGAAGATGTGAGTAAAATAATTTTATGGGAAGACGAGTTGGTTATTGAAAATTTTAATACGGTTTTTCTTGATGAATTAACTAAGGAGAAATAAAATGAAAGTTATAGCATTACCTAAAGGTGGTGGAAAAACGACAGAGCTTATTAAATTATGTTATGAAAATAATGGAATTTTTGTTTGTGCAAAAGAAGATGAAAAAAGAAATATATTAGCATTATCGAAACGAATAAGTTGTAATCTTTGTAAAGTAATAACTATATCTGATTTATTAAATTTAAATAATAATTATAATTATACAATAATGCCTAATGATAAATTTTATTTTGATAATATAGATTATATTTTATTTACAATTATAAAACGTAAATTAAGTGTACCAATGAACATTGATGCAATTACAATAAACATAAATGAAGAAGCTAAATAAATTCAATAAAAATTATATAATTATATAGGAGAAATAATGGAAAAATTATTACTAGGTGATCTTCATTTTCAAAAATCTTCTTATGATTTTGCCACGGATAAAATATTAAATAATGTTTTTCAAGAAGAAATTTGGCCTTATATAGATGCACATCAAATTAAAGAAGTAATTCAACTTGGTGATTTTACACATGATAAAAAAGCAATAAATAAACGCACCGAATCCGTTATTAATGAATGTTTTATTCAGCCTCTTTTAGCAAGAAATATTAAGGCTAAAATTATATGCGGTAATCATGATGCATATTCTAGAAATACAAATGTAATAAACTCACTTCAAACTCTTTTTCGTGAAATTCCTAATATTCAAATTATAGATGTTAAACCACATGTAGAAAATAATTGTGTTTATTTACCTTGGGGATTTAATCCAAAAGACTATCCTGCAAAATATGCCTTCGGACATCTTGAAGTAAAAGGTTTTGAATATCAAAAAGGTATTGTTAGTAAAGCAGGAAATGAAATAGCAGATCTAGATTTTTTTAATCACATTTATGCAGGTCATTTTCACCGTAAAAGTACCAAGAAAAATATTACTTATTTAGGTAGTTTGATTGCATTAGATTTTGGTGAAGTAGATACTGAACATGGATTTTATAAATTTAATGATGAAACTGGATCAATAGAATTTATAAAAACTCAAGCTGAATTATTTAAAAAAATAATTTATACTTCAGATTATAAACTTGATGATAATCACGATTATTATAATCAAGTAATATCCATAGTAGTAAAAGAAAATGATGATAAAGAAAAATACGAAAAATTTCTTAGAATTATTTATGAGTATAAACCGTTAGATGTCAAAATAACAAATCTAGAAGGTGAATTGAGAAATATTATCAATTTAGATTCTGTAGATTCTGTAGGTGATATTTTGAGTATTTCAAAACAATATATTGAAAAGATGGAATTGCACGAGCCTTTAAAGAATAATATTCTTTTCGACATTTTTTCTAAAACATATGAGGAAGCAATGACAAATGCATAAAAAATTGATAGAAAAACAGAAAATAAAATTTTTAAGTAAATTTAAGCAAGGTTCTTCGGATGAATGTTGGGAAACATTTGATCATGGTAGACGTTCAAGATTTGCTTATGTATATTTTATTGGTCCTATCCCAGAAGGAATGCTAATTTGTCATAAATGCGATAATCCATCTTGCGTAAATCCTAACCATTTGTTTTTAGGAACAGATAAAGATAATTCACAAGACATGATTAAAAAGGGAAGATATATTATTGGTGATCATAACGGAGAAAAAAACGGAATGTTTGGAGTTCATCGTTATGGTGAAAAAAATCCAATGGCAAAATTAAATTGGGAAAAGGTAAATGAAATTAGAAATAGTAATTTAACAAATAAAGAATTAGCAGAAAAATTCAATGTCACTAAAGGTCAAATTTTCACATATAAAATGTTTTAGAACGTGGAAAATTTAAATGAGAAAAGAACATACTATAAAAAAAGTAGAAGAGTATAAAGTATTAGATTCTATTATTTGTGATATTTGTCATAAAGAATATAAAGTAAGTTATAATGATTTTGAAATATCTGAATTTTTTTCATTTAACACTGAAGGTGGTTTTGGTTCAGTGTTTGGTGATGGTGAAAAAATACAATTTGATATATGTCAATATTGCATAAAGCGTTTTCTTGACAATAATAAAAAAATTAATTTATAAATATTAATATTAATAAATGATAATTACAGAAAAACAGAATATAAAATTTTATAAATGGAAGGTTTAAGTTGCCTTTATATGAGTATCAATGTCCTGTATGTGAGAATATAGAATTAATTAAAATAGATATTAAAAATTTATCTACAACAAAAGTTTTATGTAAAAAATGTAAGTGTATAATGCAAAGATTATTTTCATCTACTAATTTCATTTTGAAAGGATCGAGATGGGCAAAAGACGGATATACAGGAGGATAAATGAATGAACCGCTAACACGAGAGATATACGAATTAATAATAAATAAAAATTATGGTAGAGATAAATTAAGAAAAGAATTTAATGTTAGTGATCGTGTTGCAAGAGAATGGCTTACAATTTCACATTATTTTGATTCACATAATTTACCTTTTATAACTGATCCTCTTATACAGCCAAAAAACATTGTTGATTATAAAATAGAAGGTAATAGTTTTAAGGTTGCATTGATGGCTGATTGGCATATTGGATCAAAGGCGTGCAAAAAACGAGAATTACAAACTTTTGTTAATTATGCTAAAGATCAAGGAGTAGAAATATTTTTAGGGCCTGGAGATTTGATTGATGCAAACAATGTTTATCGTGGTCAAGAATATGAATTAGAAGTGGTTGGTGTTGATGATCAAGTTGATTTATTATGTAATATAGTTCCTGATTTGGGCCAATGTTTTTTCATTACTGGTAATCATGAATATACAGCATATAAAAAAATTGGAAAAAATGTTGGAGCAGATATTGCATTTATGAGAAAAGATTTTACATTTTTAGGTGCTATAGAAGGTCGAATAAATATTAATGGAATTATGTTTGATCTTTATCATGGTGCTGGTAAAGGTGCATATGCTGTTAGTTATAAAATTCAAAAGAGAATTGAGGCATATATTCCAGGTGATAAGCCTAGAATTTTAGCAGTAGGACATTGGCATCAATCAATGGAATTTACAACTAGAAATGTAACTTCATATCATTGTGGTTCATTTCAAGGACCAACGATTTTATCAAAACAATTTTGTTTGCCTAATGTTGTAGGTGGTTGGATTTTAGATATTTTAGCCGAAGAAGGACAAGTAAAAACAATAGATAGTAAGTTCGTATTTTTTTACTAAATAAATAGATTTTTTAATTTATAATAATATAGTAAATGGAGGTTTATTATGAAAAGATTTTTCAAGTTTTTATTTGTGGCGACTATAGTTATAACAATTGTAGTTTTATTAAAAAAATCTTCAGATAAATATTTTGATAATACATTGAATTTATGAAAAAATATTTGCGAGTTTTTTGGAAAAATAATTTAGATATATTACAATTTGAAGATGTATCTTTTGATTATATTTATTCATTATATCCGTCAAATAATTATAAACAAATGGATGATTTTGTAAAATATAAAGTTATATTAGGAGAAGCACATAATTATATGTCACGAGGTTTTATGATGTGTAGTCCTTATATTACATTAGTTAGACCTATTCAAATTTCAGAAGTGGAATATTAAAATGACATTAAAATTCGGTAAACTCAAAATACGAAATTTTCAATCATTCGGCAATGATGAAACAGAAATTGATTTTAATACAAATTTACTCACATTGATTACCGGTCAAAATGGTGCTGGTAAATCTACAATTCTTGAAGCATTAAATTTTGCATGTTTTGGACGACCTTATCGTAAAATTAAAATTGGCGATTTAGTCAATAGATATAATAAAAAGAATTTAGAAACAGATCTTGAAATTATTAGAGAAAATAATATTAAGTGGAGAATAGTAAGAGGTCTTGCTCCTCAAAAATTAGAAATTTATAAAGATGGTGAATTACAAATAAAACAAGATATAAAGGAAATGCAAAATTTCATTGAAACTTCTATTTTAGGTTTTGATGAAAAGATTTTTAGACAAATTGTTACATTAGGTTCTGGTTATTATGTTCCATTTTTAAAACTTCCTTTAGCTCAAAAAAGAGAAATTATAGAACAACTTTTTGAATTAGATGTTTTTTCTAAAATGAAAGTTGTTACTAAAGATAAAATTTCAAAGCAAGAAACTAAATTATATAATATTGAAAACGAAAAAAGATTAATTTTAAATACAATAAGTAATTTAAAAGCAGAGCATGAACGCGCTTTGAAACATAATGAACAAATAAAAATTCAAAAAGAAAATGAAAAAGAAAAAATTAAAATTTCAATTAAAGAAAAAGAAGAAGAAAAAAATAATTTAGAATGCAATATTAATGACTTAAGTGAAAAGATTGAAACTTTGGGTGGTGATAATGTAAGAAAAGAAATTGAAGAAATTAAAAATAAAATTATTCAATTATCTTTAAATCATAAAGGTTTAAAATCTACAATTGAAGATAAATATAAACCACAGCTTACGGATATTCAAAATATAATTGTTGAAGGAGAAAAAAAATTAAGAATTATTGAAAGTGAAGAATTAAAAACAAATTTTAATATTCAACAAGAAAAAAGAAATGAATTAGATTTACATAATAAACAAATTAATCAAATTGATATTGAAGTTAGATTGCTTGAAAAAGAAATTTTTTCTATTAGAAAAGAATTAAAATTTTATGAAGAAAATACTGCTTGTCCTACATGCGGAACTGATTTAACCGGTGAACGAATTATTGATTTAGTTGAAGAATTAAAATCAAAAGAATCAATTTCATATAATATTTTAGAACATAAAGTAGCAAAAATTGATAGTATAAAATTAAATGAAAAAAATATAATACAAAAATATACTGCAATATTATATGAATTAAATGAAAAAAATAAAAATGAAAAAATTATTTTAGAAGAACAATTACAACAATATAATGATGAAAAAAATAAAATTAATGATGAAATTGATAATGAAATTAAAAATCAATCTCAAAATATTCGAAATGAAATGGATAAATTAGACGGTGAAAAAAGAGAATTAGAAACTGATTTAACGATAATTCAAACACAAGAAAGAAATTTACAAGATCAAAGAACTAATTTAAAATTATGTAATAATGGAATTGAAAATTTTAAAAAACAATTAGAAAATATTGATAATAATTTCAAGTATATTGATATTGATGAAATATTTGAAAAGTTAGAAGAGTCAAGAAATAAAATAACTGAAACAAACAAAAGTGAAAAAAAAGAAAAATTGATTTTATCTTATTTTGAAAAAATTAGTGAACTGGTTTCTGATTCTGGAATTAAGACACAAATTATAAAAAATTATTTACCGATAATTGAGACAAAAGTCAAAGAATATTTGGCATTATTTTCTTCTGAATATTCAATTGAATTTTCAGAAGAATTTGATACTACTATTAAACTTAGAATGAATGAAAAAATTGATTATGATAGTTTATCTGGTGGAGAAAAAATCAGAGTAGATTTAGCAATAATGTTTTCATTTGTTTCATTTATTAAAATGAAAACTGGAGCAATGACAAATTTAATTTTCTTTGATGAAATATTAGATTCAAGTCTTGATACACAGGGAATTTCTTCACTAGTCCAAATTTTGAATTTGTTTACGCAAAACGAGTTTACAATATTTGTGATCTCACACAGAGAGGAAAATAAATCTGAGGATTTTAAGAAAGTTTTTGAAGTTAAAAAAGAAAGATATTCAAAAATTATAGAGGTGTAAAAATGTTATGTTATAAAGATATGACTTTCTGTTCATATTGGGAAGAATGCAAAGATGGGAAAAATTGTAATAGAGCTTTAACACCAGAAGTTTTTGAAAATGCGACTAAATGGTGGGGATTAACCAGTAAAGATCCAGCACCAATAGCTCAATTTGCAGAACAACCAAAATGTTTTAATAAAAAGGAGAATTTAGATGAAGGTTAAAGATTTAATTAAAGAATTAAAGACATTTAAACCCGATGCTGAAATAACTGTTATTTTTTGTTATAATAAAAATTGCCCAGTGGAAAATAACGAAGAATGTGATAGTAAAAATTGTCATTATATTGCTCATGATATTATGTTTTTAGATTTACTAAGTGATGATGAAAATAACTGTGAAATAGCTATTAAACAAACAGATGATTGGTATTTCGATGAAAATGGCGAATTGATATTGGAGAACTAAAATGTTGGAAAACATTTTACAAACACCAAAAGGTGAACGTGTTGTTATAAAAGAATTTGGCGTTAAACTCCCAGAATTAGAAAATTTATGGAAAAAAGAATTAAAAGAAATTCAACTATTAGAATGGAAAGAAATTAATGGTGAATGGTTTGCAGAAACAAGTACTTTAAAAGCAAAAATTATTAAAACAAATAAATATAAAAAATATAGACAGTTTGAAAAGTATGGGAATTATATATTGATTTATTATCTTAAAGAGGCTAGTAAATATAAGTTTAGATTTATTAGTTCACATCTTGAATTTATAAAACAAAAGTTTAAAAAAGATATGATATCATTATTTAGTAAAGATATATCGGAGTTATAAAGGAGAATAGTATGAAAGATCAAAAAACAAATCTAGAAATAGACGGGAAGAAAGAATATAATTTTGTCTTTAAGAGGATTGAAGAACCAATTATGAAGACACGAGCACCACGAAATAGAACGCTTGCATGCACTAAAGATGAAATAATGGTCCTCTCCTCTAAC